AGAGAGTTTCACATCTCTGAGGTCGAGTGACACTATCCTATCGGCACTATCCGAAGTGATACACTCATTAATGATATCTTCAATTGCAGAGTCACACTCTGGCACCAAAGATATCTCACGATATCGACGAATGAGTTCTGCCTCATTCTTGATACCGCCTTCCATATCGATGTAAGCACCATATGCTCCACCCGATACGAAACCACTTTGTTGTTGAATGACAGGTGTCCCATCATCGTCAACTGGTGGAACAAAAGAAGGTGCTCGAGGCAACTCCTTTGTTCGTAAGTCATCTCTTTTACGAGATATTTCAAATCCTAAAATTTCCATACTAATATTTATACCACTTAAAAGTGGTGTTTTTCACTCTTGTTAAAGAACTCTTTCCCAGTGAGAGAAGGTCAAATCAACTGTGAACTCTTCTAAAGCATCTACTGTTTCATAACTTAACGCTATTTCACCGATGTTTTTAGGGAACATGTTGAAGAACTCATATCTCGCCAGTACGGAGTCATCTTTATTTAACTGTTCTACAAACGCTCTACTTAGTAAGTAGTCTGTTGTCGTAGCACCTTCGCCACTATCCATTGCTTGGATTTCCATCTGCCATGCTTCTAGAGCAGTTCTTGCTGAAAATTCCATGTCATTGATGATAGTTACTGACCAGTCAGCAAAAGTTCTTTCTCCTGCTAACTTAAGGTTGTGTCCTCTGAAAGGAATCACAACTTCACCTAGTGTTGCAGCTGGGATGTTTGCACCTTTACACATGAACTCGATATTGTTTCCAGCTCTTGGTAAGAATACTCTAAAACGGTTTGCTCTTGGGCCACCACCGATTAGTTGTGCTTTAAATTGGTCTATTGTTGCCATGTTTTATACTCCTTAAACTGCACCATAAATTTCACTAAACTCAACACCCGACCTTGCAGCCACGAAGTTAAGAGTGATAAAGTTAATACTTCTAGAAGGTTTCACAAAGATAGAACATACAAATTCATTTCTATCGATGACCGAGTCAGTGTTGTTTGTTTCGTCACAAACTACTGAGAAATCTACTAGTCCTCTTCTGTTTTTTACATCTCTTAGGAAAGGTTCTACAGTACTTCTAAATTGAGCTCTTGTGAATGCATCATTGAATTCAAAGAGTTGTGCTTTAGCAGCTGTTGATATTGCCTTTTCTAATACTATGAATAATCTTCTGACATTAATTCTATCAAATGCTGATGGAGAAGTTAATGCTGTCTTGTCACCGTAAAGAATTGTTCCTTGGCCTGGGAATGTTACTACTGGATTAACTCTTGCTCTGTACAAGTCATCTCTAGATGCTTGTGAAGGGTTAAACGCAAGTTTAGTAATTCCTAGGTACTGTCCTCTTGAGAATCCTGCTGGTGAGAACCATGCATCTCTTAGTAGGTCAGACCTTGCCATTATGCCTGCTGTATGTCCGTTAGCAGGTACGTAACAGTACTTATCGTTGTAACGGTCATATTGGTATGTCCATCCGCTGTCTAATACGGCATATGAACTTGATGACATGCTATTAGCAGTTGTGATAACGTTAGTTGACTGTGTTGACTCTGAAGTCACACCAACTACGTCTGCACGTCTTGGGGAAATGATTGCAATACAATCCTTTCTACCTTCACAGATTAATACTGCTTGGTTTGCTAATGTAGTCCAGTCTGCAAGAATATCTTGGTCTGTTCCACTTCCGTTGTCTGTTCTTGAAGAACCAGTAATTAAGAATGAGATGTCTGAAGTTTGTCCATCTTTGAAATGGTCTTCCCATGCACCGTACTTCTGAGCTGCTGTTGGTGTTCTTCCGTTAGCACCATTTGCTAGAGACGTAGTCTCAGGCAATGTTGGTCTACCGAATACAGTTCCGATTGAAACTGCGTGTGTTCTGTCTTCGTTTGCAGTAGCAACCATTGCTGTTGAATGGTATGCCCAGAATACCCAGTCAGATTTAGAACCTATTACTTTTTTGTAATAGTTAGACTCACCACTTGAGTCTTTTGCGTCAGACGCAAGAGATACAAATCCGTAAGTTTCTAAAATTGCATGAGGTGTTCCTGTAATTGCACCGTCTTCGTCTGCAACGACTACGTGAATCTCGTCATGAGCTCCACCAGCAGTTAATGCTGATGCAGATTTACTTGGAGCTTTATCAAATGATGCATAGTATTCCCAGTATCTATTAAGAGTAGAACCGTTTGCAGCTGATGCTGTAAGTCCTGTTCCTGCTGGTTGACCTAATGCTTCGATTGATATCACGTCTGTGTTGATTGCTGTGATTCGATATTGTTGGGTTGTTGCACCGAATGTTACGATGTCTCGAACTTTACATAACGCACCACCACCACTTGCAAGAGTAATAGCAGTTTGACCTGCTGCCTCCGCTGCACCTAGTGTTGTGTTGGCTGATTTGTAATAAGCATCTGGCCCACCACATACTGAAACTTTAAGTGAATTACCTAAAGAACCAGCACATCTTGCTACCCATTTACCTACTGTTCCACCGAGAGCTCCACTCTCGTATGATTGAACGTATTCATCATGATTTTTAAGTAATGAAGTTGAACTGCCACCTGCGTTTGCACTAAACAAACCTGTGGAGTTAACTCTAACTACTCTTAATGATGAACCGTATCTTAAAAATGCTTCTGCTGTATAGAAGTCTTCTGCCCCAGCGTTAGTATTAGCTGGTTCTGAAAACTCATCGACTAAACCCTTCGTATCTGAAACTGTCTTAACTTCATCAACAGGGCCCCATTGGAATGTCCCAGCGAATGCACCAGTTGTGCTTGATACTGCTGGTACAACATTTGTAAGGTCAACCTCTTTGACCTGTACGCCTGGTGATACTTGAAATGCCATACTTTTTCTCCTGTTAATGTAAAAAGTTGTTTACTGTTTTATTTATAACTTTTATATTCCTACTAATAGCAATACTTTAACAACTCTTTAACTCTAATTAATGTTTTGTGTACCATCTATCACCTTCGCTGTCAACAAAGGAAACCTCTTCGGGGTTCCCTTCTCCAAAGACACCTGCTGGTAGCAAGTCGTCTTGGATTATCTTCTGTTGTTCAGCATACAACAAGTCTTTAACTTGTGTATCTGTCAAATGATAGAAATATTCTGTTGTGATAAACCAACTAAACATGACGATATTCATTACCATGTCATCGTGATATCCCCTATCCGCTTCAAAACTATTCCCTTTATTTATAAAGGTCATGAGCTCCGTGATTGTGGGTCTATCTACTAGTTCTAATCTATGTTCTTCTAACAACTCTTTCATTGTAGAACAACCGATACGTTTTATCTTCCTTGACATTGTAACTCCAATGTCCTCTGCCTTAGCAAAACCTTGTGTAAAAACGTTATCGTACTCTATATCATAGTGCAATTGATTCGCCACCATAGCACCTTCATTGTTATTTTCAATTATTACAATTGGTTTATTATAAGGTGTTACAAACTTATTTATAATATCGGGGAAGAGAAGGGGACTTATCATGTTATCTCGGTACACAGCAACCTGTTTAAAGGGTTGTGTGGACACATCGAAGATAGTAAATGTAGACCAATCCATGCCTCTACCCTTTGCAACATCGACTGTAACTATGTACTCGTGACCCTCTTGTGGTCTATTATACATAGTGAAACCGTCTTTCATCCATTCACCTTCAACTGCTTTCATCTCTAATAGTGTATTACTATTAATAAGAGTGTTACCAGTTCCTAGGAATGAGTTGCCATACTCTTGTTCAAACTGTGCTTCTGATGTGTTTGCAATGGTCTGTTTCTTCCACTCTTCATCTCTGCCTGGCACATCATACCAGCTAATAAGGAAGTCTTTATACTCTGATTGTTGGTGTACTGCACTCTCATATATCTTATGAAACATATTACCCACACCGTTTGCAGTAGAGGTAATGATAACCTTGGAGTTTTTACCCGAGGTAACAACTGGATATGTTGCAGTATAGAAGGTTGCAGCGTCTTCTACGAATGCAAACTCATCTAGATATAGTAAGTTAATAGACATACCACGAATCGAACTTGAAGATGTTGCAGCTGCCACGACCTTCGAGTCGTTTGCAAATTCTATCGAACCTTTGTTGAGAATCTTAACGCCGGGCTGTAAAAAGAACGGAACAGATTCTAGCATGGTAACAATACGTGCAATCATCTCCCTTGCAATTGCACCTTTGTTTGCAAGAACGGCTACAGTTACTTCGGGATGAAACACTAAGAACCATAATAAGTATGCACATGATGTGATTGACTTACCACTCTGACGTGATGCAAGAACTACGTTAAATCTGTTTGTATCGTAGTGTTTAATTAATTTATCTTGATACCCACGAAGCTTGAATGGAACCATACCCTCATCCAAGGAAATTATTTGACAATAATTTTCAATGAAATGACATGGGTCTACAGAACACTTCATGTATTCTGCAAGCTCCGTCTCGGTATATTGGTGTTCTATACCATTTCTTTTAATAAGGTTATTACCTA